ATGAGGAGACTACAACCGATTACACTCGGTTCAAGACTCCTTGGCAGTCGGTTGGAGCAAAGGGGGTGGTGACCTTGGCATCTAAGTTGATGCTGGGTTTGCTGCCTCCTTCTACTTCATTCTTTAAACTCCAGCTGGATGACTCTAAGCTTGGAGTAGAGATACCTGCTGAAGCAAAGAGTGAGTTAGATTTAAGCTTTGCTAAGATTGAACGTATGATCATGGACAGCATTGCTGCATCTACTGATCGTGTTCAGATCTTTTCAGCTATCAAACATTTGGTGGTTACAGGTAATGCTCTTCTTTACATGGGTAAAGATGGCATGAAAATGTATCCCCTGAATCGTTATGTTGTTGAGCGAGACGGTAACGGAAACGTCACTGAGATTGTTACTCGTGAGAGAGTAAACCGTAAGATGTTGGGTCCTGCTTTTGAGAACCCACAACAGTTGAATGTTGTTGATACCAGCAGCTCTTATGATAAGGATGTGGATGTTTACACCTGCATCAAACTAACTAAGAAAGGCTGGACTTGGTATCAAGAAGCTGATGATAAACTTCTCCCCAACAGCTATGGCAAAGCTCCAAAGGATCGTAGCCCCTGGCTGCCCCTGCGCTTTGTAACGGTCGATGGAGAGGACTACGGGCGTTCTAGAGTCGAGGAGTTCCTTGGGGACCTACGCTCTCTTGAAGCCCTCATGCAGGCGCTTGTAGAGGGCTCTGCTGCAGCCGCTAAGGTGATCTTCACTGTGTCCCCTAGCTCCACTACCAAGCCTGCCTCCTTGGCTAATGCTGGTAATGGTGCTATCATTCAGGGTCGTCCTGATGACATTGGTGTGGTTCAGGTTGGTAAGACTGCTGACTTCCGCACTGCCTTTGAACTGGCTGGTGTGTTGGAGAAGCGGATCTCTGAAGCATTCCTGATCCTTAGTGTTCGTCAATCTGAACGCACTACTGCTGAAGAAGTGCGTATGACTCAGATGGAATTGGAACAACAGTTGGGTGGCTTGTTCTCCCTGCTGACTAGTGAGTTCCTGATTCCTTATCTGAATCGTAAGATGCTTGACTTGACTAAAGCCAAGCAGATCCCCAGCCTTCCTAAAGGTCTGGTGAATCCAACTATTGTTGCAGGTATCAATGCTCTGGGACGTGGACAGGATCGTGAATCACTGATCCAGTTCGTGACTACCATTGCTCAGACCATGGGTCCTGAGGCTCTGCAACAGTTCCTCAATCCTGATGAAGCAATCAAGCGTCTTGCTGCTGCCCAAGGTATTGATGTTCTCAATCTCGTTAAGAGCATGGAACAGATCAGTACTGACAGGCAACAGGCTATGCAGAAACAGATGCAGATGTCCATGGTTAACCAGACATCTCAACTCCTTAGCACTCCTCTGATGGATCCTGCTAAGAATCCTCAAGCTGTTGAAGCTGTTCAAGCTGCTATGATGAATCCTGCCATGCAGCAGGGTCTTGCTAATCTGAGTGGTGGGCAGCCGCCTCAACAACCGCAAGGAACTGAACCCGTCCTTCCTCAACCTCCTGGTTAATTAACTAGCACCCTTTATGGCTATTAACATTTCATACGATCCTTCTGATGATCCCCAGGCTATTGCTGAAGCAGAAGCCAGGGACGCCGAAAGCCTTGAGCTTGGTGAACAGATGATCAAAGACCAGCAGGATCTCCTTGCTGGTAAATACAAGAATGCTGAAGAACTGGAGAAAGCCTATCTGGAACTTCAGCAACGCCTTGGTAAATCCGAAACAACTTCTGAAGAAGAACCAGAAGAAGAAACCACAAGCGAAGAGTCAGAAGACTTTGAGCGTTATGGTGAAGATGGTTCTGTTAACTATGATGCTGTTAAGGAAGCCTATGGTGATAACCTGGCTGAAGTCTTTCAAGAAGCGGGCATTGATCCGTGGGAAATGAATGACTACTTCTATAAGAACGACGGTGCTCTCAGTGAAGAGATGTACAATCGTTTGAACCAAGCCGGGTTCAATGATCAAGTTATTGATGCTTACCTTGGTGGGCTTCGTAACCAGCTGGGTTATACTGATGCTGCTTCTGTTCTTTCAGATAAAGAAGTGAATGAAATCAAGAACCTTGCTGGTGGTGAAGAGAGCTATCAACGCCTTGTTGAGTGGGCTAGTGAGAATCTTTCTAATGAAGATATCGAAGCCTTTGATGAGGTGGTTAGTACCGCCAATAAAGCCGCTGTTCGTTTTGCAGTTAAAGCACTTATGTCTCAATATGAAGATGCCCTGGGTCGTGACCCTGAGCTGGTGACTGGTAAACAGTCTAATCAAGGTCAAGCTTATCGAAGCATGGCTGAAGTTGTACGGGATATGCAGGACCCTCGCTATGATCGGGATGAAGCATACCGTATGGACATCATGCAAAAACTAGAACGATCTAATCTTAAGCTCTGAGTATTGACAGATCCGTCAGTGCTGCGCGTGTGTTGACGGATCAGTAGGAGTTAGCAATATAAAAGTCCTTTGCTTTTTTATTATGCTACCTATTCTAACTACTCTGTCGGTGATCACCAGTTGGTATGGTCCTGGCTTCCACGGAAACCTCACCGCCAATGGTGAACGATACAATCAAAACGGCCTTACTGCAGCGCACAAGACACTACCCTTTGGTACTAGACTTAAAGTCTGTTACAAAAGGTGTGCCGTTGTTCGGGTCAATGATCGAGGTCCCTATGCTCACAACAGGGAGGTCGATCTCAGTAAAGGTGCGGCTGATGCAATCGGTCTCACTCGCTCTGGAGTTGGAAGGGTTCAAGTAACTCGTCTTAACTAACTTCAACTATGTCTGCTACTATTGCAGTTTCACGCTCTCAGAATACCTGGGAGCGTTTTTGTGACTGGGTAACCAGTACTGATAACCGTCTTTATGTGGGGTGGTTTGGGACACTGATGGTTCCGTGTCTCCTTGCAGCCACCACCTGCTTCATTCTTGCATTCATTGCGGCACCGCCTGTTGATATTGACGGCATCCGCGAGCCTGTATCCGGCAGCCTTCTTTATGGAAACAACATCATTTCGGGAGCCGTCGTTCCGAGCAGCAATGCCATCGGACTTCACCTCTACCCAATTTGGGAAGCTAATTCACTTGATGAGTGGCTATACAACGGAGGGCCATATCAACTCACGGTCTTCCATTTCCTCATTGGTATCTACGCTTACCTGGGACGAGAGTGGGAACTTAGCTATCGACTAGGGATGCGCCCTTGGATCTATGTTGCGTATTCAGCTCCCGTTGCAGCAGCAACCGCAGTCTTTCTTGTCTATCCGTTCGGGCAAGGTTCCTTTTCTGATGGGATGCCACTGGGTATCTCTGGTACGTTCAACTTCATGCTTGTCTTCCAAGCCGAGCATAACATTCTCATGCACCCGTTCCATATGTTGGGTGTCGCTGGTGTTTTCGGTGGGGCGCTATTCAGTGCTATGCATGGTTCGTTGGTTACGTCCTCTTTGGTTCGTGAAACGACTGAACAGGAATCTCAGAACTATGGTTACAAGTTTGGACAAGAAGAAGAAACGTATAACATTGTAGCCGCCCACGGTTACTTCGGTCGCCTGATCTTCCAATACGCCAGCTTCAACAACAGCCGCAGCCTGCACTTCTTCCTGGCTGCCTGGCCGGTGGTCGGCATCTGGCTGACTAGCCTCGGTGTTAGCACCATGGCTTTTAATTTGAATGGCTTTAACTTTAACCAGTCTCTTCTGGATAACAAAGGCAATGTCATCAACACCTGGGCTGATGTACTTAACCGTGCTAACCTGGGCTTTGAAGTAATGCATGAGCGTAATGCTCACAACTTCCCGCTTGATCTTGCAGCAGCTGAGTCTACTCCTGTTGCTCTTACCGCTCCCACCATTGGTTAATGAACGACACTAACATTTGGCCTACTGAACCCACTATGTACTCTGATCACAACTACACTGTTCCCCATAATGAGCGAGCTGAGCTTCTCAACGGTCGCCTTGCTATGCTTGGTGTCATGGCTGCTCTTGGCGCTTATGCCCTGACGGGGCAGATTATTCCTGGTATTTGGTAATGCCCCTTAACAAAGGTAAATCACAGCTGGCTATCTCTTCTAACATTAAGACTCTTAAGAAAGAAGGATATCCTCAAAAGCAGGCTGTAGCCATTGCTATCAGCAAAGCTGGTAAATCTAAGAAAAAGAAAAAGTAATGGCTAAGAGTGTAAGTCTGCGTATTGGTAAGCACAAGTCCCGTACTGGTGGCCTCACGGCTGCTGGACGGGCCAAGTACAACCGAGAGACTGGCTCTAACCTGAAGGCTCCACAGCCTGAAGGAGGGCCACGCAAGCGGTCCTTCTGTGCCCGTATGTCGGGTGTTAAAGGTCCTATGAAAGATGAGAAGGGTCGTCCTACTAGGAAGGCTCTTGCTCTGCGTAAATGGAAGTGTTAACTATGGCTAAGCCTGGTCTTTATGCAAACATCCATGCCAAGCGTAAGCGCATTGCCCAGGGTTCTGGGGAGAAGATGCGTAAGCCTGGCGCTGCTGGTGCTCCTACTGCTGCCCAGTTCAAGGCAGCGGCTAAGACAGCTAAACCTTATAAGCGTAAATACGCTAAATAAGCAACGCACGTTCATCCCCATTGGGGACGCATGACGCCTACTCATGGAACGGGGGGTAGGTACTTCGGTCCTTATCATGACTAAAGTTGAACTGGATGCCCGTGTACGGGAGCAGAAGCAGGCTGAAAAGCAGGCTAAGCTGAAGTATCGCGGCGTTGCTTATACTAAAAAGGAAGTCCGTTAAAGCGGCCATGGGGGGTGCAATGCCCCCCTTTTCTATTGGCATTGGCCCTCTACGGAGGACACCCTTTGCCGCAGCTGTGGCATTGAGACGCCCTAAGTTCTCAAAACAAAATCCATGGTAAATAAAGATTTGCAAATCGCCTGATAAACAAGACAAACTTTAAGGAGATTTTAAATTGGCTAACGCTACCCAAACTTCGCTGGGCCGCATTAATCTTGCTGCTGGCTCTGGCTATGATACTAAATATGGGCTGTATCTGAAACTCTTCTCAGGTGAGATGTTCAAGGGTTTCCAGCACAATACGATCGCTCGTGATCTGGTGATGAAGCGGACCCTGAAGTCCGGCAAGTCCCTCCAGTTCATCTACAC